TCACCCATTGACAACGATTTATATTTAGTAAGCTTGCGTAAATTTGGAGCCATACCTGTTCTCTGCATATCAGCAACAGTGTCATACCAATCTCTGGTCTGAGAACCGCCTGATTCACCCAAGCTTGAACCTGGGCTTTCAGAGAATATCTTGTTGTGTGGAACACCTGCATTGGCACATAAGAAATCCTTAGCCAAACGAACCAACGAATCAAGACCTTGAACATTTGTAGATTGGCGTTTGTAATCTTCATCAGGGCCAAGCACAATCGTGTTTATCGTAGAGCGCATTTTATCCATTGCCTGCATTCTACGCATTGTGGCCTGAACAACGTCATCACTGTTCTGACTCATGTATTTGCGATAGTCACCCAGAGTGAATATGCCCTGAGAGAAATCTTTAACCATTGTCGATGCTGCCCCGTGATCTGATGAATAGTTCATGAGTGGTTGATAGATTAAATCAACAATTGACTCATACCACCCACTATTCCTATCAACATTTTCCTGGCCGCAATATGAACCCTGGAAAATCAATAGTCTAGATCTATGAATATCGACAGCACCCTTGTCAGATATTGTCACTCTATACACTTCAGGTCTGACTGATGGCTTATAGTCTACAGGCCATGCACGTTGACTTGAGATGACAGGGCCATAAGAGCCGACACGCACACTTTTGATATTTGACTCATTTACAGGCTGAGATAAATCAGTTACACCATCATCAATATCTAACGGAACAACAGAGCCACCCTGTAACCTGGCAACCTTCATTGCTTGAGAGAAGATATTCCAGATGTCGTTATCGTCCATCCAGTCTTCAACATCGTCAGAATATGGAACCATAAAATCAACGCCAGTTCTCACCGAATCGTTACATGGAAGATCCACAATTCTACGCAGCAGACCAGATGTTCTGTACATGCCATCTTTAACGCCATAAGCAATGCGTCCAGATATGCCGTAATTAAACATCGTGGCTTTATCTCTGGTTGTGCCAAACCCTAAAGTGCTTGATACAAAACCAGAATCTTCATGGAAGATGCCAGCATCAGTAAGTTCTTTTTTAATTTCTTCAGTGGTCAATTCTGGCAGGTCAGGTAAAGCAGGTAACTTTTCTGAATCTCTTTTAAAAACTTTTTTTAAGTTATCAAATAGCATTTGTTAAGTTTTCCCAAAAATCATTATCATATGTCAGAGTATCCCCAAATGCAGTGAAGCAACCTGAGCATGAATCGACAATATCATCATGCTTCCCATCTGGAAAAGATTCCAACTCATTAAAGAATACTTCGTTCCAAAGCGCATTTAAGACCATAACATCACCACTTTGCACAGCAGCAGAGAATGGTTCAGCTCTTTTCTCTTTATTCACACGGGCAGCAAACATCTTATATGAGAACCCACGAAGCTCTTTTGAATACATGTCAGCTTCAAACACACCCGCTGCGCCAGGGTCTTGCTCAATACCGATATTAACCTGGCCCCATTGGGCATTGTCTGATCTGGCTGTCGCCAAAACACGGGTTTTAACCTCAAATGGCGTTCCTCTGAAGTGGATCAAATCAAGAACAATCCATTGCCTTGCTCTGGTCATGCCCATAAGAATGCCTGCGGTATAATCCGCATCTTTACGACCAGACTCACCAGTAGATGCTCTGTCCCAGTATCTCCAAAGCTCCACAAGATCTGGAACCTTGCTTGCCATCTGAAACCACGTTGTTTTAAAGAACAGACCTGCTGCTGGTTTAATCTTCCAATCGCCATACAGCAGCCTCTGTCGCTCAATCAATGGCAAACTCATTAGCTTGGACTTGTACCCTTTAACGCTGGGGTTGTCATCCACTGACGCAGGAATAAATGACACAGTAATCTCTCTGAAGTCAGGATCTTCTTCTCTAGCCTTCTTCAGAATTGCATCAGCACGTTCAGGTTCTTTATGAAGCCAGACCAGTTCATCGGAGCCAAATATATCTCTGACAAACGGAAGCACCACACCAGACATTGCCAAATTTGGAAACCTGCCCTCATCATCAAGCCAGGGTCTGATTAATGTTTTAACAAAGCTGTCTGGGTCTGGGTTACACGCTGCCCTGATATACGGACGAACACCACACGTTGTTCTGTTTCTTGATTGGAGAAACCAAAACTGGCTCTCTAAAAACGAATGAAGCTCATCAAAAATAACAAGAGCATACTCTGCTGACTGGTGTTTGTATTTATCTGCATCATGCTGCAGGTGAGAGAATGCGATCTTACTTTCTGAACCAAGCTGTCCATTAGTAGGAAAAGACCAATAATAATCTGAATTGTTCGGCCTGCCACCGAGTTGATGATATATCTCATGTGTTCTATCCCATATTCCACCTTTACCAGTTATCTCAGGGAACGTCCGTCTAAAATACATGGCGACAAAGTTTGGCACATGAAAATGACGTATGGCCTCCATTAGAAGCGCATGAGACTTACCACCACCGGCAGCACCACCATAAATACATATTTCAGCGTTATTACTCAGAAATTGAGTTTGTCTGCCTGGATGTGGTGAAAATACCTTACCCTTCTTCTGGTTCGACATCTATGTACACCGTTTCTTGCTTTGCAGGAAGCTGAAGTTGAGACTCAGTGCCATTGGAGGGCAATTGATTAATTGCTTCAGTACCATTGGATGGAAGCTCAACAATCACCGCTTTGTGAGTTATGCTACCCTCAAGTTCAACACGCTGTTTGGGCTCTGCCATTCCAAGCCTTTGCTTAGATAACCAGATGTTCATCACCTTGTCACCCTTCAGGGCATTGGTAAACATGGTTTGGAGCAGCTCAATATTGCCTTTAGACACAAATTTAGCTTTGTAATCTTCAGGCTCCATATTTTTTTCACGTTTGATTGCTTTTCTAAACGTATCTCTGCCAACGTCAAGAGCATCAGCAACTTCATGCACTTTTGCCCCGTACATAAAATACTCTTCAGCTTTTGCCCAGTTGATAATGCGCTTTGGCCTGCCACGCTTCTCTTCTTTTTTTTCGCTCATTAATATAAAACTATCACCAATCCATAGAATAAGTGCTTCCGATTAAGCTGTGCAGTCACAAAAAGTATGAAACCCCCATGCTTTTACACATGAGGGAAACAAACAGAGGAGCGTGAACACGGCAAGAGCAGAAAACATGACGTGTTCTAGTACACCAAACAATCATATCATAGGGTTATTCCGATTCATCTATGTTATTCAAATCATTCAATATACGCACAAGATCAGGCACGTTCGGGCTTATCTCATGGGCATAGCTAAAATACTTCCTTGCTCTGGCAACATCTCCTTTGGCAAGATAAACATTACCAATGCCTGCCAATGGAACCCACGTTGTTTGAGCAGGATCACGAAATGGCATATCCATAGGCTTTTCAGTCAATGACATGTTGTACAGGTCAAATGACTCATCTAAATTGCCAATGGAATACTGAAGCTTCGCACAAACATTCAGATAACCTGGGTATCCGAGACAACACGCTGGAGCAAATTCTGCCACAGTCAACGCTTCATCAATTCTACCGACCTCCATAAACGCAGCAATTAAGCAGGTGTTGGATATTGGTATGAAATGGCTGTCCTCATCAGAGTATTTAATACACTGCTGAAACGCTTCCAGAGCAGAAAGCCAATTGGCCTGATTGTACTCCACCATTCCCTTGTTAAACCAGTGAAAAGGATCATGAGGATCATCAGACAACCCTTTGTTTATAAGGTTAAGGTTTCTGTTGGTCTTATCCTTGTCATTCATCACTTCATCTTCATACCCATGATGCACAAGCATAATCTGAGATACTGTCGGCTTATCGACAAAACACCCTGTCTCATGAACAATCTGCTCATGAATAAACCCCTGCCAAATAAGACCTGAATCTCTGCGGTAGAATCTGGGCATGAAATGCTCTGTTTTGGTGTCACCATGCAAATTGCAGATTCTCAATTGGTACGCTGTCGGATGCTCCTGCTCAAGATTCATCACCTGATTGAAATAGTCAGCCATTCCAAATGGAGCAATTTCTTCATCAGCATCCAATATCAGAACCCAGTCTTTGGTGGCATGTTTAACGCTCTCATTCCTGGCATCAGCAAATGAACCTGTCCATTCAAAATGATGCACCGTCACACCCAGGTTAGAAGCAATCTTGACTGTATCATCTGTCGATCCAGTATCCAGAACAATAATCTCATCAGCAATATTTGAAGTGGATATTATGGCCTGCCGAATAAACTTGGCCTCATCTTTTACGATCATGCAGACTGATATGCTCATGATATACCGGCATCAACAGCAAGCACCCTCGCTCTGTTATCCCTGGCTGATTTTAATGCGTGTTCTATATCTTTACCAGTTCCGCAAACCACCAAAACCTCTATCGTTCCATAAGGTCGTCTTCTTTGGCAGTTATAAATAAATACGTGCTTATGACTGCATCCCATCTTTTTATACAAAGAATCTGGAGAAACACGCATTGAAATATCTTCGCCATCCTTAAGCGTGACAAAAGCTGTTGCAACAGGCTCTTTAATAACTATTTCATCAACAGCGAACTCTTCAACAAAATAAGGTTCTCTACCTTCAAGATGTTTTAGTATTGCGTACTGATCTGCCTTGTCTTTATCAGAGAACACAGCGTCAACATATCTATCTGAATACTCTCCTGCATGAACTATATAAACATCCATAACCACTCCTTAAATATTACGCTCATGGTCTTTATTTATCTCAGCACCATACAACGTGGGTAATTTCCTAGCATCATCAAAGCCTATGTTCCAACCCAAGCCATACCCGAAGTAAAACGCCATTAATGCCGCAGCAACAATGCAAGTGACAGTCAGTATCATCACCCGCACCTCATAATCGTTTTCTCTGGGTCAACATACTGTGGTTTATTGAAATCCATCAACTTAACCCACTTAATAAGATCTCTTTTGTAGGCCATGTCAAATTTCTCTCCTGCTGCGTTATTTGCAGAGTTTACAATCCACACTGGCATATTCAAAATATAGTGGTTAAACGCATCAATTGCCGCTGCAGGATCATCAAAGAACAGGCTGTTATTCACTTCAGAATCAACAAACTGGAATACAATCTTTTTACCCATTGTCATCACATCCAATAACTTAATACGCCAAATTGCGTTTTGACTGGATGGCCGCAGAAAACATGCTTATGCTCTCTGCAATACTGAGCAAGACTGTGTTGTTTTTTAAAAATTAAATTCTGGTCAATAGATGTGAATGATTGGCCTTGTTCATCAACGCTCTCAAAACTGTCTTCATCACGACTCAGGTTTGGTATGAGATACACATCATCACCATTCTCAACCTCAGTGAACACATCTATGCAAAGATCATAAATGTTATCAACTTCCCACTGTTTCTCAATCTCATCCCATTCTGCCTTGTCTATAACAACGAACGCACCAACAAATACGCTTCTATCCATTCCCATTGATGTCCACCTTTATTTTGAAAACATTAATCACTGGCCTGTACTCCCAAATCCACCAGCACCACGCTCAGTTTCTCTGCTGACAACGCCCTCTTCAACATCAGATGATGCTAGGAATGGGATTAACACCAGTTGAGCTAATTTCTGACCTTTAACTAAATGAATTGATGTATCCACAACAGATAAGCTTCCAAATACTGAGGAGTACCCTTTTGCGCCTGAATTAGTATTCACAGCAACAACCTTCAGTTCTCCAGTGTAACCAGGATCAATCACGCCACCCAATATAGACAAGC